CAAATTAAGAAATGAAGTTATAGACCTGGATAATGATAAGTAAAGATAAATTCAAGGCGCGTTTCGCATAAACGCCGGAGAAGATTTAACGATTGTTTTAGGTATTTGCAGGGGCGATTAATTTTCATTGCTCGATTAAAATTATCAACGCGCAACAAATAAAAATGCCCGAATTACTCCGAGCATTGTTTCCGGCAAAATCCGCGGGTTTTGCCTTCCATTTTTGGCAAGCCAAAAATAATTAGATTTAACGACTTTCATATTGCGCGTTGTCGGCTCGTCCCTCGCTCCAACACGCAATATTCAAGCCTTTCATTCCACAATATCGGCTTTCAACAAAAGCACAAAATCACTACGGTTTATATTATCCGATTTACCGGATAAAAAGCCCCAACCCTCAGATTTATTTGTTTTTTCTTCAAGACCATAACCCGCCAAAATAACAACGTCACCGGAACGAATATTAACCGTTGTTGTAAGACTACGATTATCAAGAGTTGGCGTATTATTTACGCCTGTTTCGGTCGTTTTAAACGTGCTGTCAGATTGGTAAAAATCAAGTTGAACTTGATTGCCGAAAACAACGGGCGTTATTTGCCAAACAAGACCACTATCACGGTATTCAATATTTTGCGTTACAATGCCATCACTTGCCGTTGTACCGCTTAAAACAGGCGTGCTGCTACCCACTTTTAGCGTCACCTGTTTACCGGATAAAGTCTTGCTAATAGGGCTAGATAATTGCACATACTCGCTACTGCTATCTAATAACGGTAAAAGTGCGGTCAATGCGCTGCTTGATATACTCAAATAACCCTGGCTAACATCAGCCTGAAATTTATAATTTAGCTTACCCGTCATCAAATTAACCAAACCTGTAAGCGCATTAACACTTGTCTTGCTTTTAGTTGTTGCATATAAATAACCTCGCAAAACTACAGATTTACGCGGAATATCCGCATTAGCCATCATTGCTTTAAACTTATTAACTTCATCCGGTAAATCATTGTAAAAAATGTAATCTGAAGTATAAGATACAGCTTCTTTATTTGTTACCGCACCCGCTAATTCTTCGGGGGTGCGATAAAATGGCTTATATTTATAAAGCACTTTTTTAACCTCTCCTTGTTTAGCGACCGAATAACGATAAAGACCATTATCTACCGTCAAAACTACGCCGCTATCAGCAAGCATGCGCTTATAATCCTTAACAAAATTTTTGCCGGAAGTATCAATCCGAAATGAAAAAATCTTATCCAAAGCCAATAAATCGGATGAAATCGAATAATTTGACTTAATCAATTCATCATCTGCTAAAGTTTCGGCAATTTGAGAAATTTTAGCACTATTAAAACTGTAAACATTAGCAAAAACAGATTGAGATAATAGGCAAAAAATAAAACATAAAAATCGCATAATTAACTCACTTTAATAGACTTTTATTTTCATTTTGCGAAAAATAATCCATTACTTTAAGATTATTCATAATTACATAAGGCAAACCATCATCAAAAATAATAGGCTTATCTGTTTTATATGATTTATTACCTTTATATTGACAAACAACAGCATAAGCAACACCATTTTTATAGTGCTTCCCGCATAAATACAAATCACGACTTAATTTAACGCTTGCGCCAATATTATTATTTAAATCTTTATTATCTGATTTTAATTCGGATTTTCGCTCCCCTCTTTCAAGCGCTTCAAAATCATCTAAAGCCTGCTTTTGTTGCTCAATAATATCAACGTCCGTAGTTCCGTGGGTGAAAAAATTAAAAATATCAGGCCCCTTAAAAACAACAATCAAAACAAGGAGAATAGATAAACCTATAAACTTAGGACTACGAAAACCATTAGTGCGATTATCTAACTTTCCAAAGTCTTTAAAATTGCCGTCAAACGATTTATAAAGTTGATAAATTTCGGATTCATACTTACTAAAACTCGTTCCTAAAAGTTGCTTTTTATACATTTTAGGACTGCTAAATACATCAACCCGGTAACGATTATTTGCACCAACCGCACTTAATTTGGTCATCTCATAACAGGCTTCAAGACGATTTTTGATAAATTTCGGAATTTCCGAAACATCTTGATTTATAACGTGCAATTCGCAAGGTTTACCATCAGCACCTACAAAATGGCGGTGTTCAGCAATAAATGATTCACGGCGTTCACCGATTTTTTTTACATCTTTAAACACACGCCAAACTTCATCAATTACAACCACATCACCCGGTTGCACTGTTGTTTCACCATCTTGCGCGCCCTTAAAATAAAAAAAGTCATCAGCAATAACCTGTTCATCACTCACGCAAACTAATTTACCAATTTTTTCAGGGTCTTTACCTAATTTATCAATGATATAGCCTGTTATAGTGTCCTCGTCCAAACCTACAATATTGGTTACAACATTACGACCCTCGGCTAATTTTGCTAATACAGCAGTTTTAAAGGCTTCGTAAGTTTTTCCACCGCCTGGCTTGCCTGAATAACTAAAAATCATATTAACCTCCAATAAAAGGAATTCTGCGAATCAAAAAGCGCACACTATAAGCAGATAAAATAAGAGATACGCCATCTTTAAACTTTAAATAATCAAGCATATAAGATACCCCTTGCCCTAAATCACCTGCATAAGATTTTAAATCATAATCAAGGCCATCAATTAAAGACAATAAATAAGATATACCATACTCAATCGCTATATAAATTATTAAAACAACAATAGCTTTGATAAATACAAATTTAAGAAACGTGGCAACCGAAACGGGAACTGTAATAATCATTTTTCAATCCTTAAGCGCTTAAAACTATTCTTATTGCTACAAATGTGTATAAAAACATCATCAAAGAAGCAATAAAATCTCTAACAGACTCTAAAATTTTGCAATGTGCATCTACAATTAAAGCGTGACCTAAAATAGACATTGATATAGTTGGGCATTGACCGGATGAAATATCAAAATCCTTTAACAATTTATCCTTAATTTTTTCTTTCAAACCGGAAAAAATATCTTCCATTTTTGGCGCTTCGTGTATTTCAACTCCTTGCTTTTTGTCACCGTCACCTTCTTTATCTCCAATGCCCGACCCTTTACCATTACCGGAACCATCACCACCCTTATCACCTTTACCTGTCTTATCACTATTACCTGTATTATTACCCTTATCACCCGCACCGGTACCATTACTACTACTATTAGCACCACCTCTTTTTTCATCAACACCATTCCCTTTACCATCGCCTGAAGAGGAAGAGCCGTTACCACCTTGATTTTTATAATCATTATTTGTCTTCTTGGATAAATCATCTAATGACAAATCTTCGGAACAATCACCAGAACCCGCAGGAGTTACACAAACGCGCTTAGTACCGTCATCATTATCTTCATAAGTATATTTTCTTCGGCACGAACCGGAATCTGCATTCTCGCCAACTACACAAGTGGTACCGTGTTCAGTATCATCAGAATAACCCCAATTTTTACGGCCACTACTATCTTCATACTCTTTACCGTCAGCAAGCATACTTGCAAAATAATTAGCTAATTCACAATTACCATTACTTAACGCATTTTTAAGGGCATTTAAAATCGGTTTGCGATACTGTTTAGGGGCTTTGAATTTGAGACGCGTTGCATAAGTCCATTGGGCGGAAAGTAAAAAACCGCCTTTATCTTTACCGTAATTAATAACAATCGAATCATCATCAACTACAACTTTAATAAAATTACCCGCTTCTCTTTTATTGCCATCCTCTTCAATACCTTTTGCCGAATCTAATTTACATTGAGAAAAATCATAGCCATCTTTTTTTGAACTATCTTTATCATAATCATTAGGGTCAAACCAATAACCAACGCTATTCCAAACTTGAGCAGAAAAAGAATGCGTAGGAAAAAACAAAAACGGCAAAATAATCAATGATTGAAGCCAAGAATAAACGCCCAAGCGCATAAAAGCCCCCATAAAAAATAGTATAAATCAATGTTTTGCATATAAAAAAAGGGAGGTTTAACCCCCCCCTCCAAATTTGCTTATTAGGCGCGTTTGATAAAGCCAAGTGCGATTTTAGCACCTGCAATAGCAACATAAACAACAGCTAAAGCAGCAGCAGCTGTAACAACTTCGCTTTTAATGCTGTCAAAACTTACATTACCCAAAACGCCTTCAGCAGACGCCACACCGGATAAAGCAACCAAGCCAACACCTAAAACAATTTTTGATTTTAAAGTTTGCATTTGTTTTAACATAGTTAAATCCTCTTTATAAATTTAAGAATAATGCCTTTAGACAATCCCAGTAAATAGAAAGAAAAAGGCAGGAAAAAGGCGCTTAAAAACACCTCATTTTGAAGAGCTTGAGCAGGTGATAACTGTAAGCCCTCCTGATTTTGAGCACTCGGAACAGATACTACGGCAGTAGTATTTTCAGATTCCGAATTACCACAAAAACCGTCACACATAAGAAAAAACCAAATAAAGCATAAATAAAGCGGTTGAGCAGCCGATAAAACTTGCGCCAATCATTTGCATAAATTCACGCATTACTGTTTAACCTCTTCAATCGTTGAATTTTCATCAAAATTATAGGTAATACCTTTGCGACCGCCTTCCATGGCCCATTCACGCGGATAAACGAGCACCATTACGGATTTACCCTTTAAACGCTCAACGGTAGCAGTTAAAGCCTGATTCACTGAACGATCATCAATTTTTAATTCTTGAGTTAATGTATTGTAACCGCCAAAGCCATCAGGCTCTTGTAACTGAATACCTAAAGTATGGCGTTCCTTAACCTCGCCAGTTTCACGATTGGTAAATGAATTAGCACGTTGACCTAACAATTTCCCAACAATATAAAATCCAGTACGCATTTTTATTTCCTCTTATTTAAGTTAATCAAGCAACAAAGCGTAAATTGCTTGGATATTGATAAAAATCAGGCGCTTTAAACGGTCTGACAATGATTTGTTCACAAGATATAACTTGCACAGCTTGGAATTTTTCAGTGTCACATTGATTTGCTATATCAATGCCGATTTTTCTTAAATTTGCACGGTGGCGCTTAAATGTAGCTACTGGCAAACAACTTAAATCTTCACCACTTGCCCAACGCATAGCATAAAAAGCGGTAGTGTTTGCCTTGCGTAAACTATCTACAACACCCTGAGATAGTAACTGCTCCGCAATCGTTTCAAGTTCAATCTTATTTACACTCAATTTTTTATACATCCCGCAAAACTCCTCTTGTAGTTTCTCAAGCTTCGAAAAATCACTTAACCCCCAGTAACATAAATTTTCCCTTTGCAAATAACGTGATTTAAGTTTTTGCTCAAAACGTACAACCCCATTTTCACGGCAATAATTAAAAACGCGGTCGTAATACTGAAATTCCTTAGAGTCAATGCCGAATTTATTTTTTATCTTGTCATAAGAATGAATCTTCATTTCTTCATGCTTTATATAACAACTTGGATAGATTAAATTGGCGTTACCTTTATCAGATAGCCAATCAGCAGTTAAACCGTTTGTGTGAAGCCTACCAATTGAATTACGGTAACGAATTTGAGATAACGCTTTAATAAATGTACGTTCATTGCCCGCGCCAACTGATTTATTCGTAGTAATATCTAAACGTTTTATAATTGCACCGTTTGATGTTTTTTTGACTTTTTCACCGTCTTTTCCGTTTAGGTAGAAGATTTCAGTACAACGTGAAAAAGTAGGAAGCCCCAAACTAAAAAGAATATTGTTAAAACAACAAACGCAAGCATCGATATCGGTAAACCCAAGTAAGTTCTCAACTTTTCCCCAACGGCTAGGGTTCCCATCAACCCTAACCACAGAACCAGAAACGCGAATTGATACTTCATCACAATAACTTCCCCTATGTTTATAAATCGGAGTTCTTACACCCTCTTGCATTTCACCAGTATCAAGATGAATTCCAACCATGCCGAAATTAAAAATAGAACTAATCACGCTATCAGGAATCTGATAACCAAAATCTTGTTCTATTGTTAGCCAGTCAATATGAAAATTCATTTTATGTATACAAGTTACAAATTACATTAGCGCCAAATATAAATCTGTTACTTGTATATTGTCAATATGTATATTGTAAAATTTGTATACAAAAAGTATGATTGAGATCACATTTCAGAGATAAAAGATTATGAATAAATCAACGACAGATAAAACAGTAAGATTAAAAAAGCAGGAAGCAGCAGAATTAAAGGATTTATCTTTTGAACTTACTAAAAAAGCAATAGGAGCAGGTCATCAAAAAATTTACAAAGAATCTGATATTGTACATTTTTTAATAGAAAATCTTGCTCAAAAAGTCACTATAAATAAAAATGGTGACCTTGAAATAAACATAAACTAGTATCAAGTTTGATACCAAAGTTCGGGTGTAACAGAACCCCCGAACTTCTTCGAGCATTTTTTAAGCAATTTTTAGCGGCATGAAAAGAATCATTTTGGTATTAATCTCAGTCATTTTTACCACCGGATATTACGAGAGCATAAGAGAATACGGCCCTTTTAAATACGAAAAGATCTCTTTTGCCACTCAACAAGAAGAACCGGAAAAATACACGAAAAGCATTAATGAAAGACCATCAAACGCAAAAATTGAACGCATTGGAGAGAAAAAACAAGACGGAGTGAGAAAACTAAAAGGCAGAAATTAACGCTTAAAATAACGCTTACCATGACGATAAGCAGGACTATACTCTTTCAGAAAATCCTCCTTATCAATCGGCACAGTCGAATTTTTCAATTCATCCAAAAACATTTTCAGCGCATAGCAAAAATCAAACCTTTCATCAGATTCCTGCCTAGTTAAAAAACGCTTATGTGCAAATCGAATCTCAACACTATCCAACGTACAGTAAACCTGATAATCATCAGATTTAAGTAAGCGCACAGCATTTAAAAAGTGAATCGGTGTAATATCCTTCAAAGTAATATTTGCCATAATATCAATAGATTAACTTCGCATAACGGCGGATTATGTGTAAATTCTTGCGCGGTGCCTGTGGCGATTTTACCGCGCTACGAATTGTAACATAATCCGAAAAATCATTATGCGAAGTTAGTGACAAAGT